GTACCAAATTCCAACTCACACGTTGGAACTACAGTAACTAATAAAACTGGTAATTACGGTTTAAGTGCTCACAGAACTTGGCTAACTGGAGGTTTCCATTCAACAAACTATCCACTATTAATGCAAATTGACTGGTGGGGAAATTATGGAAACAATGATTCTACTTACGGTGGAAAATACGGAACATAGGAGATTATAGAAATGGCAAGAACATATTACTTTACAAACGCAGGTGAACCTTTTTCACCAAATGCTGAAACTGGAGATGACGCTGTAGCAAAAGGAAACGCAATCAAAGTTGATGACGTTCCTGATAACATTGAAGCGTGGAGAATGTCAATCAATCCAGAAACAAAAGAATTGACAATCGTTGGCGGAGCTGGCGGTGATGAAGCAGCTGCTGTAACTGAAAGAGAAACAAAAGCTGATGAGGAAGCAGTTGTACTAGCTAAAAAAGCAGAAGACTTATTAAAAGCAGAAGTTGCAGAAACTAAAAGACTTCAAGACGCTGGTCTAGCTTAATTTATGTAGTGATTTTATTATGATAAGTATTATATTATGTATGACATCAAAGAATTAACCAAAGATATACACCAAAACGCTGAAAGACAAGAGTTTGTCAAAACTCTTATGTCAGGTTCTATTGAACCTAGACTTTATGCGACCTATCTTTACAATCAATTACAATGTTATGCTATATTAGAAAAATATGGAATAGAAAATTCTCTATTTCGTACAACTCCTAATTTACCTAGAGCAGAACATTTACATTATGATTTTAAAGCATTATGGACAAGTGAAGACCTTCCAACAGTAACTCAAAGTACTAAAGATTATGTTGCTCATATTGAAACAATCAAAGAAGACGCAGAAAAATTATACGGTCATATCTATACTAGACATTTAGGAGATGTATCTGGTGGTCAAATGATAATGAGAAAAACACCAGGACCTAATCGTTATTACAAGTTTAAACATAAAGAAATAAAAGAGTATAAACGAATAGTAAGAGAAATGATAAACAGTTATTTAAATGTTTATAAACTTAATATTCTAAATGAAGTTAAATTTTGTTTTGCAACTGCTACACAATTGTTCAAAGAAATGAACGATATGGATTATTCAAAACCTTTAATCTTAACTAACGAAGTAAAAGAACCATCTCTTTCAGAAGTTTTAAGACAAGGGTTTGAAGAAGAACAAGCACAAAGAAAAAAAGAAGAAGATGAAGAATGATTTGGGAAAGATTAATTAAATTAGAAAAAGATATAATTGCTATACTTGATAAGCGTTGTAAAGAATACAACGAAGAAGGTATGGATAGATTTAATAATGATACTTGGGTTAACCGTACTTGGTCTAATATGAGTATAAGACGTGCCCACGTAGACGTAGTGGACGCCAGAGAAACAAAAGGTCTTTGGATGGCACATATATGTCTATTTCCAATGTTAACTAATGGAGGTCCAATTTATGGATTTGATGTTATTGCAGGTAAGAATAAAGTTACAGGTGCTTTCCACGATTATAGTCCGCTATTATTAAAAGACCATCCCTTAACAAAGTATTTCATAGAAGAAACAAAGTGGTATAAACCATCTAAAGTAAGAGAATTGCCTGATTGGGCAAAGGCTATCTTTAGTCCAGGTATGATTGCCGCTGGTAGAATAACAGAAGAAAAAGAATTAAACCAAATATGTACTCTTGCTACGTCTAATTTAGAAAATTATCTTGACAAAATTGGTCATTATAATAGCGATTCAAAGGAAGAAGATGTAATAAGAGCACAAAATTTTTATTGCGAACACCAACAACAAAATCCACACACCCCTAGAGTAATGAAAACTCTTGGACTGCCTGAAGATGATATAAAACTATTCTGTACTGATAATTTGTTTCCGAAGATATAATTGTTATTATAAATATACAATAAAGGAACCAGTATGGCAGAACCAGCATCCAGAGAAACAGTAAAACAATACGCTTTAAGAGCATTAGGTAAACCAGTAATTGAAATCAACGTTGATGACGACCAGCTGGAAGATAGACTTGATGAGGCCTTACAATATTTTGCTCAATACCACTATGATGGTGTTAAAAGAACCTATTTAAAATACAAGTATACAGCGGCAGATAAAGCTAGAATTTTAGCAGATAGTACTGAAACTGAATCTAAAACGTATGGTGATTCTTCTGTAGTAAATACAGAATGGAAAGAAGGCAATCAATATATTGTATGTCCTGAATCTGTTATATCTGTAATTAATATTTTCCCATTTTCAAACAAAGGTAATTTAAATTTATTTGATGTTAGATATCAATTAAGATTAAATGACCTATATGATTTTTCTTCAACGTCTGTTATTAACTATGATGTTGTATTAAGACATTTAGATTTTTTAGACCATATATTAGTCGGAGAAAAACCTTATAGATTTAACCAATTAGATAATAGACTTTATGTTGATATGGATTGGAAAAATGATTTACAAATAGATGAATTTCTTGTAATAGAATGCTGGAGAAAATTAGACCCTAACACATATACAGATGTCTTTAATGATATTTGGTTAAAAAGATACGTAACTGCTTTATTTAAAAAACAATGGGGAGCCAATTTAAGTAAGTTTGATGGTGTTGCAATGCTTGGTGGAGTTACATTAAACGGTAAACAAATTTATAGTGAAGCACTAGAAGATTTGGATAAATTGGAAATAAAATTAAGAAGCGAGTTTGAAGAACCGCAACCTTTTATGATAGGATAATGCTATGCCAGTTAATCATTACTTTCAAGGTGGAAAAGGCATAGGTAATGCTGCCGAACAAAGACTACACGAAGATATAATAGTTGAAGGTCTTAAAATTTACGGTCAGGATGTCTATTACTTACCACGAACATTAGTCAATAAAGATTTAATACTAGGAGAAGATGTATCTAGTAGATTTGATGATTCTTATTTGATAGAAATGTATTTTGAAAATAATACAGGATTTGCTGGTGAACAAGAAATCATAAGTAAGTTTGGATTAGAAATTCGTGATGATACATCATTAATGGTTTCAAAAAGAAGTTGGACAAATTTAGTTGGTAATAAGGCAACACAGGTTGGTTCTTCTCTATCAGTTACAGGAAGACCAAACGAAGGTGATATTATATATGTGCCTTTGATGAAATCTTTTTTTGAAATTTTATTTGTAGAAGACCAAGAACCATTTTTCCAATTAGGCAATCTGCCAGTTTATAAATTAAAAGTAACTCGTTGGGAGTATGCAAGTGAAAAACTTGATACTGGTTTATCTACTATTGACCAACACGAAGATACACATACACTAGACCAATTAGCATATAAATTTACTTTAGAATATGGACAAGAAGTTATGACAGGTGCAGGTTCAGTACAATTAGAAAGTTACCACGATTATTCAACTGGTCAACCAGCACTTTTAATGAACGAAGATTTTACAGAGTCTAATATACAGACACAATCTCCATATGCAGATAATTTAGACTTGAATAAAGAAGCAGGATATGATACTGTTTCAACAGCGGATGATATACTTGACTTTACAGAAAGAAATCCATTCGGGGAAATTGACGAGTAGACTATATGTTCGGAACACATTTTTATAATCAAAGTTTAAGAAGACTAACTATTGCATTTGGACAAATTTTTAATAATATAATCGTTCAACAAAAATCTAGTACAGGTGCTGTTACTAAAAGAATACGTGTGCCTTTAGCATACGCTCCTAAAGAAAAGTTTATAGCTAGAATAGAACAACAAGCAAATTTGCAGAAAGGTAGAACTTTTGCAATTGTTTTACCTAGAATGGGATTTGAATTAAAAGGTTTAAAGTATGACGCTACTAGAAAACTAAACAAACTTCAAAAAACAGTTAGAGTTAAAACTTCTGATTCTACTGTACATAATTTTAATTATTCACCAGTACCCTATGATATAAGTTTTAATCTTTATTCTTTTACTGCTACAGCAGAAAATGGACTACAGATAATTGAACAAATATTACCATACTTTGCACCAGACTATACAGTAACTATTAATGCAATACCAGAATTAAATATTAAAAGGGACATACCTATTGTTTTAGATAGTGTAGACTATGAAGATACATATGATGGTGAATTTAATAAGCGTAGAGCTGTTATATATACTTTACAGTTTACTGCTAAAACTTACTTATATGGACCTATGGCACAAAGTAAAGTTATTAGAAAATCACAAGCAGATATAGGAGCTTCTACGGATGCTCCTTTATCAAGAGAAGAAAGAATTATAGTAATACCAAATCCTGAAACTGCTAACGCTGATGATGATTTTGGATTTACAACAAAGATTAGTTTCTTTGATGATACAAAGAAATATAATCCAGTAACAGGAGAAGATGAATAATGCCTAAATTGGAAGATAGTGTAAATGAGATATTGGGATTAGAAGGAAAAAATAAAGTTATACCAGAGAACCTTGAACCACAAAAGGGTTTTAAACCACCTGTTCCTAGAAAGAATGGAGAAGTTCCTTTAAAAGTTGAAAAAGATATTAATACTGATTATGATTATAGTAGAGAAAGTTATTATAGTATAATAGAAAAAGGACAAGAAGCAATACAAGGCATATTAGATATTGCAAAAGAAGGACAACACCCTAGAGCATATGAAGTTGTTGGACAATTGATAGGACAAGTTGGTACTACAGTTGATAAACTACAAGATTTACAAAAGAAATTTAAAGACTTAAAAGAACTACCTGGAAGAACAAATGCAAATATTAAAAATGCATTGTTTGTAGGGTCAACTGCTGAATTACAGAAGATGTTAAATAAGCAAACTATGGAAACAAAAATGGAAAAGAAAAATGAAAATGAAACTATTGACGGCAAATCAAAAGATACCGAATAAAATTCCTATCGTACTAAAAGACTTAATTTATATTAAGTCAATGACACCACTAAAAGAATTATTAGATGGTGAATCATTAAATTATCCAATAGAAGTAAAAGAACACATTGTATCCGAAGTACCTAGATATGGTCCTATGGGTATACCATATATAGAAAGAGAATATAGTGTGTGGAAAGGTAGTCAACGAGTGCAGGCTGCTAAACAATTAGGTTATACTCATATAGAAGGAGTGATAGTCAAGTGAAACATTTAGAAGAATTTACAAAAATAATAAATGAATATAAAGAAGATGGAAGATACCGAGTCTTTAATGATATAGTTAGGACTAGAGGAAACTTTCCTCACGCTATTTGGTATTCAAAATACTCAATTAAAAAAATAGTCAATTGGTGTTCTAACGATTATTTAGGTATGGGACAACACTCTTATGTTATAGACTCAATGAAAACAGCATTAGAATCAAGTGGGGCAGGTGCTGGAGGTACAAGAAACATATCTGGTTCTACTCACTACCATAATGCTTTAGAAACCGAATTAGCAGATTTTCATAAAAAAGAAAAGGCATTAATATTTACTTCAGCATATAATGCTAATCAAACAACTTTAGAAACTTTAGGAAAAATTATACCTGACTTATTGTATATATCAGACTCATTAAATCACTCTTCTCTTATACAAGGCATTAGGCATAGTAGATGTAAGAAAGAAATATTTAAACATAATGATGTAGAAGATTTAGAAAGAATTTTAAAATCATATGAAGGTCCAAAATGTGTAGTATTTGAAAGTGTATATTCTATGGACGGAGATATTGGACCAGTAAAAGAAATAGTAGACCTAGCTAACAAATATAATGCAATAACATTTTTAGATGAAGTACACGCTGTTGGTTTATATGGTGCAACAGGTGGTGGTATTACTGAAAGAGATAATATAGAAGTAGATATTATTAATGGAACATTAGCAAAAGCATTTGGAGTACAAGGTGGATACATTGCAGGAAAGAAAGATTTTATTGACGCCATAAGAAGTTTGGCAAGTGCTTTTATATTTACAACTAGTTTAAGTCCAGTTATTTGTGCTGGTGCTTTAACAAGTATTAAATATGTTAGAGACCATCCTGAATTAAGAGAACAAATACACGAAAGAGCAAATAAAACTAAATTAGAACTTGCTAGACAAGGAATAGAAGTTATGAAAAATGATAGTCATATTGTTCCTGTAATTATTGGGGACCCTAAAAGAGCTAAAGCAATATCAGATGAACTTTTATATAAAGAAGGTATCTATGTACAACCTATTAATTGGCCGACTGTTCCTGTAGGTACTGAAAGATTAAGATTTACTCCTACACCATTTCATACAGACGCATTAATCTTTGATATGGTAGTAAAACTAAAAGCGGCAATGAAAAAATGTGGTGGTAGAAATGCAATACAAAGTAATGCCTAAACATAAAGAATATATTTTACCAACAACTAGTTTAATAGGAGGTTGGTATATTCCTTCTGGTATTTGTGATGGACTTATAAACTTATTTAAAGATAATAAACAAGCACAAAAACCAGGTGTTGTAGGTTTCACTTCAAAAATTAATAAAGAAGTAAAAGATTCTATAGATATTGGATTAGATCCAAATTGGGAAGAACCAAGGTTTATGAAATATAAAAATGCGTTGAAAGAATGTGTTGGTCTATACGAAGAGAAATATCCTGAAGTTAAAGAGTTTGAAAGATATGGAATGGTTGAAGGAGGAAATTTACAATACTATCCACCAGGTGGAGGTTATTTTACTAAGCATTGTGAAAGAAACTCTAGGCACGAAAACCGTTGTCTTGTTTGGATGACTTATTTAAATGATGTTCCTAACGGTGGTACACATTTTAAATATCAAAATGCAACAACTCCTGCTGAAAAAGGGTTGACTTTGATTTGGCCAACTGACTTTACGCATACACATAGCGGACAAATTTCCAAGACCCACGAAAAATATATCATAACTGGTTGGTTTGGGTATCAATTATAAATAGTAGTATGCCAGTAACAGACGCATATTTAGGAAATCCTAATTTAAAAAAAGTAAATATACCAGTTGAATTTACTGAAGAACAAATTGTAGAATTTCAGAAGTGTAAAACAGATCCAATATATTTTATGGAGAAATGGATGAAAATCGTTTCTCTTGATGAAGGACTTATATCTTTTAAACTATATGATTTCCAAAAGAAGATTGTAACTACAATAGATAAAGAAAGATTTACTATTTGCAAATTGCCTAGACAATCAGGTAAATCAACTACAACAATTGCATATCTTTTACACTATGCAATATTTAATCCAAATTCAAACATAGCAATTCTTGCTAATAAATCTTCTACTGCTAGAGATATATTAGGAAGATTACAATTGGCATATGAAAATTTACCTAAATGGTTGCAACAAGGAGTTATTAATTGGAACAAAGGTAATATAGAATTAGAAAATAAATCTACTATTATAGCTGCCGCTACATCTTCAAGTGCAATACGAGGAGGAACATATAATATAATATTTCTTGATGAGTTTGCTTTCGTACCTGCTAACATTGCTGAAATGTTTTTTAGTTCAGTTTATCCTACTATTACATCTGGTAAAACTTCAAAGGTTATTATAGTATCAACACCTCACGGTATGAATCAGTTTTATAAATTATGGACAGACGCTGAAAATGGAAGAAATGATTATAAACCTATTGAAGTACATTGGTCAGAAGTTCCAGGTAGAGATGACAAATGGAAAGAAACAACTATACGTAATACATCAGCAGCACAATTTCAACAAGAGTTTGAGTGTGAATTTTTAGGGTCAGTAGATACATTAATTTCACCAGTTAAGATTAAACAAACACCTTATATGACACCATTAACTTCAAGTGGTGGTTTAGATGTATTTGAAAAGGTTGTAAATGGTAGAAATTATGTTTGTTGTGTTGATGTAGCAAGAGGTGTAGATAGAGATTATTCAGCATTTTTAATATTTGATGTAACTCAAATGCCTTATAGAGTTGTTGCCAAATATAGAAGTAATGAAGTTAAACCAATTCTGTTTCCACACTTAATACAAAAAGCGTGTAAGGGTTATAATAAGGCAGATATTCTTTGTGAAACAAATGATGTAGGACAACAAATAGGTGAATCATTAAACTATGAATTAGAATATCCTAATCTATTAATGACTACTCAAAGAGGTAGAGCAGGTCAGATATTGGGTGCAGGATATAGTGGAAGAGGTTCTGGTTTTGGTGTTCGTATGACAAAACAGATTAAAAAAGTTGGTTGTTCTAACATTAAGACATTGATTGAAGGAGATAAAGTTATTATTAATGACTTCAATATCATAGAAGAAATGTCAACCTTTGCTCGTAAAGGAAATTCTTGGCAAGCGGAAGAAGGATGTAATGATGATTTAATGACTTGTCTTGTATTATTTGGTTGGTTGTCTAATCAACCTTACTTTAAAGAAATGACTAATACAAATGCTAGACAACAATTATATGAAGAACAAGAAAAATTAATAGAGCAAGATATGGCTCCTTTTGGTTTTGTAGATGATGGTATACCTGATTGGGAAAAAGAAACAGTAGATGAATATGGAACAGTTTGGTATCCAGTTGTCAGAAAAGGCCTCTAAATTAAGTATTATATAAATATCCATAGTTATGAAATTTGACTATGGTCGTATGAAAACATACGGAATATGCGAAAAGATACAAACTAATTAGTTAATTATAAGGAGAAAACCTAATGGCATTTCAAGTATCACCAGGTGTTCTCGTACAGGAAAAAGACTTAACAAGAATTATTCCTGCCGTTTCATCTTCTTCTGGAGCTTTTGCTGGACAATTCAGTAAAGGACCTCTTGATGAAGCAGTGAGTATCGGTAGTGAATCTGAATTGGTATCAACGTTTGGAAAACCAGATAGCTCTAATTTTGAGAGTTATTTTAGTGCTTCAAACTTTTTACAATATTCAAATAACTTGAAAGTAGTTCGTGTACAGAACTCATCTGTTTCAAACGCAACTGAAAGTGGTAGTGCGTTTGTTATAAAGAATACTACTGATTACCAAAACAATTATGCTGACGGTTCTGCTTCTGTAGGAATGTGGGCTAGTAGAACAGCGGGTGTGTGGGGAAATAATTTAAGTATTTCTCAATGTGCTTCTGCTACTGCTTATGAAGAAACAGGAAAAACAACAGCAACAGCGGCTTCCGTTGGTGCTACAGTTGTATCTGTTGCTTCTGCTACAGGAATAAGTGCTGGAGATATAGTTAATTTTGGTGATGAATACGAATATAGAGTTGTTAGTATTGCTACTAACGACTTATCCATTGTACGAAAAGAAGAACCTTCTTACTATGGTACAAGTGACTCCTCTGGATTACACGTGGCAATCACAACGCCTGCTGTAAGACGTAGATGGAGATATTATGATTTATTTAATAATGCACCAGGAACATCTACTTACGCTTTAACAAGAGGCGGTAGTGGCGATGAATTGCATATTGCAATCGTTGATGAAGATGGTGGAATTAATGGAACTAAAGGGGAAGTTTTAGAAAGATTTGAAGCATTATCAAAAGCTTCAGACGCTAAATCACCTCAAGGTGACGCTAATTACTATTCAGACGTACTTTACAATCAAAGTAATTACATTTTCTGGATGGATCACAATCCTTCTGGTTCAAATTGGGGCACGGCAGCACAAGGGACAGCATTTACAGACGTAACTGCTGTAAGTGATGTATCATTATCAAATGGTGCAGACGGTTCAAGTGCTACAACTGCTCAAATTAAATCTGCTTATGAAAAATTTAACGATTCTGAAACAACAGACGTTGGATTAATTATTGCAGGTTCAGGTGACGCAACACATATAGACAACTTAATTACTATTGCTGAAAACAGAAAAGACTGTGTAGTTTTTGCAAGTCCTGAAAGAAGTGATGTAGTTAATATAACTAATTCAAATACACAAAAAGATAATGTTGTAGGATTCTTTAATGGAATTTCTTCATCTTCTTATGTGTTTTTTGACAGCGGTTACAAATATATGTACGATAGATATAATGACGTTTATAGATTTGTACCTTTAAACGGCGATATGGCAGGACTAGCGGCAAGAACTGATATGGTTGCTGACGCTTGGTATTCACCTGCAGGTTTAAATAGAGGTATCGTTAGAGGTGCAGTTAAACTAGCATTTAATCCAACTCAATCACAAAGAGATGAATTATACAGAGCAAGAATAAATCCTGTGACTACGTTCCCAGGACAAGGAACTGTATTATTCGGTGATAAAACTGGATTGAAAAACCCTAGTGCGTTTGATAGAATCAATGTACGAAGATTGTTTATTATTTTAGAAAAGGCAATTTCAACTGCTTCTAAAGTCCAACTATTTGAATTCAATGATGAATTCACTAGAGCTGGTTTTAGAAATATGGTAGAACCTTTT